ATCATACACTTACCTATAATTCTACTACCTAATCTTAAACAAGTTTTAGTAACTCTCCAGTTATTTAAAATGTTATCAGGCCTTTCCCACTTACCGCTCTCATCGTGAACTAGCAAGTTAAGTTTTTCTCCATCATAACTATTGTCACCAGTATTTTTCCAATCAATAGTAGTGTCAAGTCCAACCAACTCTTCTTGCTTTTCGTTTGCAGTAATCTTTCTACGCGTAAACTTACTTGCAGGAACCCTATAAGCAAGCTCAGACTTAGGTCTGTCCATACCATCTTGTATGGGTTTGAAGAAGAACGGATAGTTAATAGATATTGGTACAACCTTATCGGTAAACATTTTCTTTGCATCAGATCCACTTTTCGATAGTATTCCATATCTAGAGTCACTTGATATAGTTGCTAAGTTAACGGTTTCAGCAGAACTCATAAACGAAAAACCACTACGTCTGTTTTTTAAATAACACATACCGTAGCAACGCTTATCAGCTTTGCATGCTTCCCAAAATATAAAGAACAGTCTGTTAGCCTCTCTAAAATCAGGAGCGCCAACGTCTATTTTACTCCATTGCAAATACATATAGTGACTACCTGTTATATAAGTAGGTTCACTATCGTTTATAAACCAAAAGCCTTCATCTCTACGTTTAAACTCTTCATCTATAAAATCATACCATTTATCTTTGCTTTCTTCTGGATAAGCTCTCCAGTCAAAAATGTTTTTAAGTTTACCTAATTCTTTAGGATATTCTATTTTTCGCCATTTGTCATCTTGCATGTGCACTGTTTGCGGTTTAGCTGGCAAGCCAATTCGCAAACCTTGCATCTCCAATATCTGTCCAATTTTTCCAGTTTTAGAGATAACCACAATATCATGTTCTTTATTGTATCCATATTCCCATTTACGTTTTTTGTTAAGTCGACTTATCGTAGTCTTCTTAACTGGTTCAACTATTTTATATAAGCTTTGTTCGTAACTCATTTCGATCTGCCTTCCGCGAAGCCTTTAAATACTCTGTCTTTTTTTTCTTCTTGTGTCTTTCCTTCCAAAAAATTTTCTTCTTCTTGTATACGGTTGAGTATTTCAAATGCATCAAATATAGCTAACTTTTTAGTAGCCGCAGCATTCTTCAGTCTGTCAGCAGATACATCGTCTTCTGTGTTTGTGATAATCTGCTCTTGAGCAACTTTAATTAACTCATCAACTGCTTTTCGCCCAGCCTGGATTATACGTTTCTTCGTTTCCTTCGTGCTCATATTTAATTGTAATAAATTTAGAGTATACTCTATATAATCTTTCCCCGTCTACAACAAATTCATATTTAGAAAAAGGTGTAAATCCTACAACATCACCTATATCAAAAGATCCATCTGTATACTTAATTATGCCTCTTGTTGGATCTTCTACTTCTTGACTCCACTCATCTGTTGAAACAATAGGTTTTACAAAACAAAAACCCTTCATTGGCTTCCATATAGGATGTTTAAACCTAGTATGTGGTGTTGTTACTTTTCTTAGAAATATTTGTTCTTTGTTAACAATATACTCGTCATCTGAAAACCAAGCTTTACTATTCTTTTCACGACCTTTTACGTCATGCCATCTACGAAACACATTGTGATGTACTATAACTTCGTCTCCTGGCTTGATGTCAGTAGTATCAAGCATAGGACAAGAACGCACAACACCTTTACGATTAGTGTACTCATGATTGTATATTTCAGAATTTATTATTAACTCTTTATCACCAACGTTTACTTTATTGTTGTATCTACTACCTATAGGTGATATTACGAAGTTGTAAGGACTTTGCATTAATATTCTAAGTTATATTCTACTGATATAGCCATGTTCTTGTTAAAGTCTTTCCAAGGTAGAACGTCGTTGTTTTTTGTTATGTATATAGAGTACTTATCATCGTCTTCAATGATGTTACATATTTTATGGCCTCCATACACGTCTTGTCCTACAGAATAATGCATTGAATCTATTTTATAGTCTTTGCCTATCGTAATCTTACGAATTAGCTTCATTGTCTGCTCCATTTTCATTATATTTAATTTCACCAGTAACGATGTCTATTTCATCTGTACCGTATTTGTTTCTGAACTCTTCGCCTAATTTAGCTAAAGAGTTTTGTAAATTACCAAACATATGAAGCATCGCGTGCTTTTCTGTTTCTATTTTACCCAAAGCATGATGCATCTCTGTTAGCTTAGATGTCATTTTCTTTGCTGTCTTTAATTCTTCGCCTGTAATATTTTTAGGACGAAGGTCTTCCACCTTTGGTGTTTTTCTTTTTGCCATGATTTTATTTAATTAAATTAATATTATTCTTTGTAGTCTAATTCAGAAGGTCTTGCTTCTAATAAAGATTCTACTTCTTCGCTAGTCATCTGAGACAAGTAGCTGTCAGGTATATATATACAATATTCAGATGTACTTGGTATTGCTAGCACTTCGCTAGTGGTTGTTGTTTTAGTAGTTGAATTTGGATATTTAAAAAACGTATCCATATCACTAGCTAAGTCTAAACATTGTTGTTGTGTTCCTCTAAAATATTTCATTATAGTCCGTGTCTAGTCATTAAATCATTTTCTGCGTTTGTCAAATCATCTCCAGTTAAGTTGTTACTATATACAACAAACTCTGATATTTTACCATCCCAAAGTTGGTTTGCTTGATTATGATCTCCTACTACGTTTAACTTAAAAGTGTCTGAACCTGTACCTGATGGGCAGTCAGCATTGCCTATAGCAGATCCATTATCTCTAATTGCAAAATTTAAAGTGCCACTAGAATTACTGCCAATTACAGTAAGTAAAAACTTTTCTTCATCAACTAAGTCGTGTAATATAGTTTGTTGACTACCTCCTCCAGCTTCTGGGCGAAACCTCCATAATGTATTATCATATCTGAAAAAGTTTCTTCCATTATCAGCAGCGTCTCCAATGGTATCTGCACCGCTGAATAGTGTTTGATTATTAACATTATCGTCATCTGTTGATATAACAGCTAATATCGTAAATCCACCGCTAGCTGTAAATGTCAGCATTGTATCCATAACCATGTTGTCGTTAGTCTCGTCAAAGTGTATGTCTCCCGAGTTGTAAGCAGGTTGGTCAGAAGCTGTGCTCTGTGTTAAATCATTACCATTACCACTGCTATCTCCCCAAGCTGAAACGTTAGATCCATTTAGTGTTATATTGGTATCAAACTTATACCAAGCCTCTAAATCACTAATTTGATCTAAAGAAAACGCACTTTGCAAAGCAACACCACTTATTATGCTATTTCCTAATCCTAACATTAATGTCCAAAGTAACAGATTATACCACCAGTTGTTGATGCTGCGCTAGGGTCAACACTTGACCATCTGCCATATATAGTTAATCCTGCAGGAAATTTAGTAGCACTATCTATTTCTGCTGCATTACCGCCGTTTACGGCTAAAGCAGTTGTGCTACCAAAAGATATTGCAGATCCAGCTAGATCAGCGCCAGTAGTTCCGTCTAATAACATATCTTGAGCTGGAGTTAACGCTGTTAATGTTGTTTCTTCTAAAAACGTAATAGCTACAATTACTCTACCTGCTGGTGGAGTTACAGCTGCGTCTTCATCTGTAAAAGCGCTGCCCATTTGTCCGAAGCCATAAGCTACTTCTGTTGAATTTATTCCCATTTTATTTTTCTTTTGATTGTTCGTTTTTCTTTGATGATCCTCCGAAGAAGAAGTCTACAATAGTATTTACCTTAGCGCTCATTGCTCCAAATATAGTAGATATAAAGCTTATTTCAAACTCTCCTAAATCTATACTTTTTGTTACAAAGTAATTAAACATTACAAATGTAATACCAAAGTATGCTACAGTAAACAACGTTGCTAATACTTTTTGTATAATAGCGTCGTCTTTGTATAAATCTCTAGCAGACTTACGATCTTCTACTTCTTTAGCAAAAGCCTCTTTTTCTGCTTCAAGCATTAATTTTTTAATCGCTAGCTTTGCAGCATCGCGTTCCTTGTCAGTTGTTATACATTTATCTAGTATACCTTCTGCGTTTTCTACGACCTTACCAAAAAGCCCGCCTATTAAATTGTTTATCATATTTTATTATTTTCCCATGGAAGATCTTTGCTTCCTTCTGGATGATACTTACCTGTGTTTGGGTCTAGTATAACGTTTTCTCCTGCCATTTCTACTCTAGGCCAAGTTTGACCTTTATAGTATACGGCATTGTCGTCATAAGTTTCCTCACCAGTTTTAATTTTAGTTAGATGCTGCATTTCGTGATTAAGCGTGTATTTAAACATTGGATCATTTTGATCCATGTCTTTACTTATGAATATAGATCCATCCATATTTGCTTCGGCTAAAATGCCATCATCTAGCTTTTTCTTGTATATAGGTGTTCCAGGAACATCCATATCACCAGATTTAAATTTAAACTTGCTCTTGATGTTACCACCTTGAGCCTTCAGTCTTCTACCTGTGCCTAGTTTAAATCCCATTAGTAATCTTTATATTTCCTAATTTCTTTTCTAGCTTCTTTAGTAAGCTTGCCTTGTTTTCTTAATTCTTTTCTAGCTTTTCTTTTTGCTTTACGTAACTCTTTATTACCAAACAAAGCTAGTGGACTTTTCATTTTAAACGCCATTTTACCTGTCTTTGTCTTTAATCATATCGTCAATAGCTTTATTATAAACTTTATCAGTATATGACTTATTGTTATAGAATTTACTTTTTGATGAAGTAGGCAGATCTTCTTCTGCCAGCAGTATTCTATATATCCTGCTTATGAGTTGGCTGCATTTAAATGAAGTTTTATATACGCTATATTTTATCGTCGTGCGATTTCTATGTCTCCAAACTTCTATCCAGCCTTCTTTTCTTAGACGCTCCCACCTCTCTTTATCCCAAGAG